ATGAGAAAATTAATTTCTATTTTAATTATGCTTTTAATAACTGCATCTATTTTCATTTTACCTATGTCAGTATCTGCTAAAGATAAGGATGTTATTACCCTTAGAATTTCAAATTGCGAAGAATATATTGATGAGGGTAATTGGGACAAAGATGATACCATTGACCTTGACAGTGGTGATATAATCGGTAAAAATTCTATGATTACTGATTTTGAAAATTGGTATTATAAAACCTATGGCAAAAAGGTTAAGGTTGAATATTCAACTTACGGCACAAATGAGGATTTATATAACCAAATTACCCTGGGTGATAATTTTGATTTAGTTTGTCCATCAGATTATATGGGTATGAAAATGATTGATGAAGATATGTTAGTACCTTTATCAAAAGAATTTTTCGATACTAGCAACAAGTATAACTATTATGCAAAAGGTGTATCACCATATATCAAAAACTTAATGGATACCACTAAGATTGATAACAAAAAGTGGAGTGACTATTCAGCCGGTTATATGTGGGGTACAATGGGTTTTGTATATAACCCTGATGTTGTATCAACAGAAGATGCCTCAACATGGAAGATACTTGAAAATAAAAAGTATAGCCGACAAATCACTATTAAAGATAGCGTTAGAGATAGTTATTTTGCAGTTTTAGGTCTTATAAATTCAGATAAAATGTCAACCGATGAATTTAAGAATTCTAAGGACTATAATGAGCAAATAACTAAATTAATGAATGATACCTCACAATCAACAGTTGATAAAGCAGAAGAAAGATTACAGGGTATCAAGGATAATGTTTATTCATTTGAAACTGATAGTGGTAAATCCGATATGGTGTCAGGTAAAGTAGTTGCCAATTTCCAATGGTCAGGAGATGCAGTATATAGCCTTGACCAAGCAGAAGAAGACAATTGTTACCTTGAATATGCAGTGCCTAAGGAATGTTCAAACCTTTGGTGTGACGGTTGGGTTATGCTAAAGCAAGGTATTAACGGCGATAAAGAAAAGCAACAAGTAGCTGAGTCATTTATTAACTTTGTTTCAAGACCTGATAATGTAATTCGTAATATGTACTATATCGGTTATACAAGTTGCATTTCCGGTGGTGATGACAACAGAATTTTTGAATACATTAATTGGAACTACGGTGCAGAAGATGATGAAGAAACTGTTGATTACCCGGTAGGTTTCTTCTTTACAGGTAATTCCAAGGATAAAAATTATATTGTAAAGACTACAAAAGACCAAACAAAAAGACAACTGTTTACTCAATATCCTACAGAAGATATTTTAAAACGTTGTGCAGTAATGATGTTCTTTAATAGTGATGAAAATAAACGAATGAACCAAATGTGGATTAATGTAAGGTGCTTTAATCTAAATTCAATTCCGTCATATGTTTGGTACATTGTTGTTGCAGTAATTATTATAGTTGCAATACTGATAATCATTTATACTAAAGGTCATACTTTTAGAAATAGGAAAATGCAGAAAAAGTATAAAAAGATATAATAATTCTATAATTGCATTATTTGAATTAATAAAAGTTGTATAATAAAATGGAAGTGTGACATTAACTTAACGCACTTCCTATTTATTTGGAGGGTTGTCCGAGTGGTCAATGGTGCGATACTCGAAATATCGTGTTTTACGAAAGTAAAGCCTGGAGTTCGAATCTCCAACCCTTCGCCATAAAAAGCCCATTCTAATGGGCTTTTTTCTTTTTTGAGTCATACTTTGGGTCATACTTTTTATTGTTTTCAAGATTTGAATTAAAAAGTGTGACTATCTTTTTGCTAAATTCAGATTGTTTGTCTTTTAGTGTGTGTTGATAAATTTGTTGTAATACTGCAACATCTTCCCACCCACCAATTTCGCAAATATACTTGTCTGGTATTCCGTTTGCGTGACACTCACTAGCAAAGTAATGACGGAGTTTGTGGAATGTTGTGTTTATTTCAACCTCATCCCTTAATTTCTTAAACCATCTTTGAATATCCTTTGGTGTACATCCAAAATACTTCCAATCTCTTAGTTCTTTAATTATTGATGTAGGCAGAGGAACAAACCTTGTACCGGCTTTAGTTTTAGTAGTATGCTTCACAATATACTTGTTTTGACTGTTAATAACCATGGCTTTGTTTATATACACACCAAAGTCTGTTATATCCTCTTTAGTTAATGCACACACCTCAGACCTTCTGAGACTTCCGGCACTTGCGAGAAGTATAGGAACTCTGATTCTCTCATCTGCCTTAGCAAGTAATCTATTAACCTCAGCAGTTGTAGGTATTATGTATTCCTTCCTTGGTCTCTGTGGTTTAGGCAATGTAGTATGTAACCTTAATTGTGGTCGATACATATTAAGTACAGCAGTAAGTAAACCATAACGAATTCTTACTGTTTTAGGAGAAAAAGAAACTGAAATCTCATTAACTGCTACTTGAATATCATACTGGGTTAATTTTGACAACTTAGTATTCATTAGTTTAGGAAAAGAATTCTTTGATACTGATATATACCCTCTTATTGTTGATGGTGACAAAACGGCAGACTTACTATTAATGTACCTCTTGTAAGCCTCTTTCAATGTCATATCCTCATATGTATCACTATCTTTATTCAGTAGGTATTCATTTGCAAGGAACTGAACTTCTTTTCGTGTTGGAGCAGTAAAAGACCTGTAGTGCTTTTTATTGTCACTATCTGTATAATCATACACTCTAACTCTCCATTTACCACTAGGCATTTTCTTAGGCTTTGCCATACATTTACACATCCTTTCTAAAAAAGGGTGCAAAAATCCCTTGTAAATTATATTGAAAAATTTACAAGGGTATGATACAATATTACTTGCATTTTGATGTATCATTGCACCCTGTGTAATGATTATCGTCCTTTGGTGCTACCAACACCGAAGGGCGATTTTGTATATTTATTCATTTACTTAATAATATCTTGTGCATTTTTTACAAATATGCTTATTTTACAATTTTTTTAATTTACTGTATAATCCTAAATATAGAAATAAGTTTCAATTGCACCAACTATACTATCAGTGTTCCAATTTACCGTTGTATCAGCAACAACTTGAATATCTGTTGGCATTAAAGTGTTGCCCCAAGGTTTTACTGCAATAATAGGTTTGTTATATTTTTGTGCAATTTCAATTTCTTTTTCCATCCATTCTCTGTTATTGTAGTACATACCTGAGATTACAATAACACAATTAACAAGTTTAATCTTATTTTCAATAGCACTTGTTATTTGTGATTTGTTTGTTACCGGTGTACCATCAGTATTAGTTAGTGGGTTGTACTCCGGTGCAGAGAAATTCTTGTATCTAAAATAGGATGCATTATCCAATAATGTTACAAGTTTATCATATGAGTCACCATATTTCCAAGCGTGACTTATAAATATATTAAATGTTCTGATAATAAAACCACCTTTCAAAAATTAGGAGTAAAAAATGCAAGAAAATATTAAAAAGTACAGAAAAAAGCCTGTAATAATTGAGGCTTATAAGACTGATAAAAAATTAGTAATTCACACCTTAGAGGGGGATATGGTTGCAAGTCCCGGTGACTATGTAATAACAGGTGTTAATGGGGAAAAATACCCTTGCAAACCTGATATATTTGAAAAGACTTATGAACCTGTTGAAGATTGATTGTTATTGGAATACATGTTATTCCAGTTATCAAACTCTTTTGTAAAGTATTGTTCGCAACTTTCAACAAGAAGTGCAAAAGCCTCTTCATCTGAGGTGCTTTTGAATTCAGCTGACTTTGTATAATATCTGTGTAGTACACTTTTAAGTAATTCACAGTTTGTCCTATACTGTACCCAAAGTTCTCTATGTTTGTATAGAGAATTTATACTTGAAAGAATTGTTGCAGTTGAGCTAAATACTGCTATAAGTATTTTAACAAAACAGTTTATGCAATTAAAGTCAAGTAGTAATGTTGCAATAGGTATAGTGGCAGTAATTATAATAGAAATAACTGATAATCTCTTATATACCTTTTGCTCTTTGGCACTTTTATTATCGTACCATTTTATCTGCCCAATTAGTCTGTTTTGAATATATGATTTAATAGTATCGTCATTATATCTGAATTCATCAGCAATGTTGTATTGTTCTTTAACCTTTTTCTTCATATTAATACACCACTGTTCTATGCTCTACCTTATGTAAGGTAGAGTTTTTTATTATAAATTAAGTGCTTTCTTATAGTCCACAATCCATTGTGGTTTATAACCGTTGGAATATTGGAATTTATTATTTTTGATTTCGGCTACTTTTACAAAACCGTTTTCGTTATCATAAAAGATAACTTCATCACAAAGTGGAAGTACAGATTCCAGTGACTTAATTCTTTTGTCAAATCTGCGTTTAACATCATCAGAAGGAATGTTGTGACCACCCTTTCTAACTCTGTTAGCAATACGGTTTATGCTTTCTTCCATTGAATTAAGACCAACATAGTACATTGTAACATAGTAGCCTTGCTTTCTAGCTTGTTTAATGGTTCGTACAGTTCTATGACCGGCAAGAGTAGTTTCTTGTGTGAAAGAAATATTGTTGTCTAGGCAGTAGTCTATTTCTTCTATTGCCTTTTTACCTGCCTTAATGTTATCAAAGTTGTTTTCCTTTGCAATAACATCTGCATCTATAATGTGACCTAGAAGAACATTCTGACCTTCAAGTACACCTCTTAAACTTGACTTGCCTGTACCATTAACTCCGGCTATTAAAATATAATTGTTCATTTTATCACCTTGTTTAACTTAGTAATATATCGTTATTAAGTATTGACATAATATGCCAAAATATATTATAATCATACTGAAAGTGAAACAACCACTCTTTACTTTCATATAAGCACTATCTTGTTCCCAGCAAGGTAGTGCTTTTTCTTTTATTAGGGAGTCGCAATTAATATTATAAGTACATCCTTCGCTCTGAATACCCATATAATTCAGCTAATGTTATGCCGTTAAAATAGCAGTACATTTTGTCATTTAGAACACTATAATTATTATCTGAAATATTATATAAATCACATTTTCTTTTATCCAAAGCAACTTTAGCCATAAGGTCGCTAACATTAAAAAAATGTGCATAGTCGGATACCGTGTTTAAATCTAATTCAGTCGCTACTGGAATGGGGCAGAGTAGGTTACGAGCAAAACAATTTGCTTCTCTATCTTCACAAGAACCATCCTCTATATGCTCTAAACAATAGTGTCCTAGTTCATGAGCTAAAGTAAATCTTATAACTGTAATATTTTTACGGTCATTATACAGTATTAATGTTTTTGAAGAAGATGGCTCCTTAATACTAAAGCCATAATCAGAAGATACACATTCACAAAAACTATCAAAGGACATTTCTAAACACATTGCAGTATCTGAATAGGTCTGAATTTTAATTTTTTTAAAATAATTAAGTATTTCAAAAATGTTTGTTATGTGTGAGAATGTTGGTAATTTGTTCAATACTTCATATGCTTTATTTGTTGATCTATGGTAATCAGGTTCAGTCATTAAAAGCCTCCTTAAACACTGCTTTTGCAATGTCTAATAATTGTTTTCGTTGTTCTACTGTCATTTTTCTTGCATTGCGATTTAGAATTTTAAGAGTTTCATCTTCATTGCTATCGTGTTTTTCAATTAAATCGGATTTTTCTATCCCGAAATAATTAGCCAACATTTCTATTTTATCCATTCTAGGCATTTTTTGTCCTGTACACCAACTTGAAAAAGTGGATGTACTTATTCCTAAATCATTAGCTACTTCTATTTGACTCTTTTTAGATATAGTCAAATAGTTATTTAAATTTTGTGAAAAAACCTTTTTTAAATCATTGTCTGACATACACTTACACCTCTCTTATTTATATATTATACACTTAAAGAGTAAAAAATCAATATTTATTTAAAAAAATTTTACTTTAAGTGTTGACAATCTACTTTAAGTGGAATATAATAATGAACGACGGAGGTGATAAAAATGCAAATTTCCTTAAAAGCTGCAAGAGTTAATGCTGAATTATCTCAACAAAAAGTTGCTAATGAAATGGGAATAAGTAAATCTACACTTATCAGTTGGGAAAAAGGAAGAACATCACCTGATGTTCTTCAAACTAAAAAGTTATGTAAGATTTACGGTATGTCTATGGATGATATTTTTTTTGCAAAGCAAATCCACTTTAAGTAGAATATAGGAGGTTAAAATGAACAATTTAACAAAATGGAATTTTGAAAATTCCGAAGTAAGAACACTAACCATTGAGAATGAACCATATTTTGTTGGTAAAGATGTAGCTACTGTTTTAGGTTACAGCAATCCAAGAAAAGCATTGCTTGATCATATAGATGAGGAAGATAAGTTGGATGGGGTAACGATTCGTGACTCCATCGGAAGAGAACAGAAACCGGTTGTTATCAATGAATCCGGTCTTTACAGTCTTATCTTATCAAGTAAGCTACCGACTGCAAAGAAATTTAAGAGATGGGTAACCTCTGAGGTTCTTCCATCTATTCGTAGAAACGGTATGTATGTAACAGATGAATTAATTGCAAATCCTGATTTGGCAATCAAGGCATTTATGGCTCTTAAAGAAGAAAGAGAAAAAACAAAAGCTTTGAATGAAACTGTTGCAGTTCAAACACAACAGATTGCAGAGTTAAAGCCTAAAGCTAGTTACTATGATGTAGTTCTTAATTGTAAGGATTTGATTTCAGTAACAGAGATTGCAAAAGACTATGGTAAGACAGCGCAATGGCTTAACAATATTCTTCATGAGGAGGGTATTCAGTATAAGCAGGGTAATAAGATTTGGTTATTGTATAAGAAGTATGCTGATAAAGGCTATACAAACACCAAAACTCAAACTTTTAATGGTTCTGATGGTAAGGTGCACACCAAAGTACATACCTACTGGACACAGAAAGGTAGATTATTTATCTATGACCTACTAAAGAAACAATGTGTTCTTCCATTAATTGAATTAAGTAATGATAATTGAGGAAAGAGGTGATTTTAATTGATAAAGATAAAGCACAACAATGAAACCTATGTTGAAGAAAGTGATCTATGGATGATTTGCCAATGTATTGACTCTTTAGTTTATTTGCTTAATGAATTAGAAGAAGATTACTTGGCAATTAATCCAGATGATAAAGAACAACATTTTAAGCTTATTTATGATTATCCAAGAACAAGAGCAAAGCTCTTTATAATCTCAAAGTTTGTTCACGATATAGATAATTATTTAAGGGACAATGGAATAACCATCTATGAAGATCAAAAGCCTTCAAATTAAGGTTAATCTGAGTTATAGGACAATCAAGGCACAACATAACTTTGGAAAACCAAAGTATCAGAAAGTAGGTGAAATAAATGCCTAAGCTATTGGCAAGACCGGAAGACAAGTACAAGCACAATATTATATGTAATATTGAAGATTGTCTTAATCGGCAGAACATAAGCAAGAACAAATTACAAGAGCTTCTAGGCTTGTCCAAGCCGACAATTAACAAGTATTACAAGGATCCTTCTTACTTTACATTAGGTCAGCTAATGATGATAGCAAGGCTAGGTAAAGTAACAGTAATGGACCTTGTATCAGATAAAACAACATAAGTTGTGAATGAAAGGAATTTTAAAAGATGGAAGATTTATCAATACTTGCAAGAATAAGTTAGGGTATGACTGACTATGTGAATAACCATCCTGATTCAGCACTACTGAATTAGGCAAAAGAAAGGAAGTGAAAAAAGTGGGAAGTTTCACTATTGCAGTTATCATACTGGCATTTGTACTTCTAATCCTAGGTGTTATAGGTTGTCTGAATAAGGCACATACTGACAATACCAAGTGGCTACAGAATAGCTGGAACGAAGTGATGAACGAACAAAGGCACTTGCTAGAAATGATTAGGGAAAACCAAAATCAGATAGCAAGACTTTTAAGAAAGTTGGAGAGTGAAGATGAAGAAGAGTATTAAAGCAGTAGGACTGGCAGTAACAATAGTGGTTACAATCATTGTTTCCTTAGCACTACATATCAATCTACTGTCAAAGTATGGTGGTTTCTTACTTCTTCCGTTTCTCTACTTTGGTATGGTCTATGTTTTGCCACGCATATTGTCTTATATTATGGACGATTTTAAGGTGGCATACAGTAGGGAGAACCTCTGTATAACTAAGGATGATTTTCAGACAAAGTGTTTTGAGGAAGCCTTAGGCACAAAACCGGAAGAAATTGAACACATTGTTGAGGGCGAAGAAGTATGAACCAAAACAAAAGAAAAAGCCACTAAGGAACTGCAATTCCCTAGTGACTAGAAAGGTGTTCCTATTACGGAACATATTAAAGTAAACTAATTTCATTTTAGAGAAAAATTTCTAAAATGTCAAGTTTTTTTAAATGAAAGGAATAGTAAAAATGTCAATTAAGATTTCATCATTAGAAGTAGAAAATGTTAAAAGAGTTAAGGCTGTGTCCTTAACTCCTACTGCTGAGGGCTTAACTGTCCTTGGTGGTAGAAACGGTCAAGGCAAAACATCTGTACTGGATAGTATTGCATGGTGTCTTGGTGGTAACAAGTTTATGCCATCATCTCCTAAGAGAGATGGTTCTACAATTCCACCACACCTAAAGATTAAGCTATCTAACGGTATTGTGGTTGAGAGAAGTGGCAAGAATAGTAGCTTAAAGGTCATTGACCCGGAAGGTAACAAAAGTGGACAAACATTGCTGAATGAATTTATCAGTTCCTTTGCTCTTGATTTACCAAAGTTTATGAGTGCATCAGGAAAAGAAAAGGCAGATATTTTACTACAGATTATTGGTGTTGGTGATGAACTTTATATGTTGGAAAATGAAGAAACCACAACATACAATCAAAGACACGCTATCGGTCATATTGCAGACCAAAAGAAGAAGTATGCTCTTGAAATGGAAGAGTATGAGGGCGTACCTTCTGAACTTATTTCTCCTTATGACTTAATTAAGCAACAACAAGCAATACTTGTGCAGAACGGTGAGAATCAGAAGAAAAGGGAACATTTAAGTTCATTGGAAAGTCAGAACGAGTCCCTTACTGCTCAAATTGCTACTTTAGAAAGAAATTTAGCAGAATTAAAGGATAAGAGAAGAACTATAATATCTGACATTGAAATTGCAAAAACTTCTGTACAGGGACTTGAAGATAAGTCAACTGCTGAACTTGAAGAAAGTATTGCTAATATTGATAGTATTAACCGTAAGGTTAGAGCAAATCTTGATAAAGCGAAAGCTGAAGAAGATGCCAAGAATTATCAAGACCAGTACAACAATCTAACACATAAGATTGAAGAAATACGCAAGAGGAAGTATGACCTACTTAACAATGCTAATCTTCCTTTACCGGGTCTATCAGTTGAAGGTAAAGAACTAACTTATAAAGGCTATAAGTGGGACAATATGAGTGGTGCAGAGCAGTTAAAAGTAGCTACTGCTATTATCAGAAAGCTAAATCCGAATTGTGGTTTTGTACTATTAGATAAGCTGGAACAAATGGATGTTGAAACACTGGCAGAATTTAATCAGTGGCTTGAAAGTGAGAACTTACAAGCTATTGCAACCAGAGTGTCAACCGGAGATGAATGTTCCATCATTATTGAAGATGGATATGTTAAGAATACAGAACAAAAGCCTTTTGTAAAAAAGGAATTTAAGAAAGGAGAGTTTTAATCTATGAACATTTCAAGTGGTGTAATTATGTCAGCACAAAAGATTGTAATTTATGGTCCTGAGGGAATTGGTAAGTCAACAATGGCTTCTAAGTTTCCTAGTCCTGTTTTTTGTGATACAGAGGGTGGCACAAAAAGACTTAATGTTAGTAGATTTGATAGACCAACTTCAATGGAGATGGTTATTAAACAGATTGAATATGTTAAGCAGAACCCTAATGTATGCAAAACTTTTGTTCTTGATACTGCTGATTGGCTTGAAAAGTTATGTGGTCAATCAGTATGTGCATCTGCACAGAAGAAAGGCATTGAGGACTTTGGCTATGGTAAAGGTTATGTATATCAGTCAGAGGCTTTTGGTAAGATACTTAATCTGTTAGAAGACTTGATTGATATGCATATTAATGTTGTGGTACTTGCTCATGCTACTATGAGAAAGTTTGAACAACCTGATGAAATGGGTGCTTATGATAGATGGGAACTAAAGCTGGACAAAAGAAATGCTCCTTTATTAAAAGAATGGGCAGATGCAGTATTCTTTGTCAATTATAAGACTTATGTGGAGAAAACAGACAACAACAAGTACAAGGCTACAGGTGGCAAGAGAGTAATGTACACAGAGCATAATCCTTGTTGGGATGCAAAAAACAGATACGGTCTTGATAGGGAAGTACCTTTTGAATACTCTGTGATTTCTCCATTTATCCCTAGTGACAGTACAACAGCTACTATTGTATCAGAACCAAAACCACAACAAGTAGTTACAAGTGACCCTATTTCTGAACTTGATGACCTTGTAGAAGATGATGTACCAACTTCACCACCGGTGGAGCAACAAGCAACTAATGTTCCGATTCCGGAAGGATTGCCTAAGAAGTTAGTAGATCTGATGAAAGCTGATAATGTGTCAGAAGAGGATATTCAACTTGTTGTGGCACAAAAGGGATATTTCCCACAAGATACTAAGATAAAGGACTATGGTAATGAGTTTATTGAAGGTTGGTTAATTACTTTCTGGGATAAAGTTGTAGAACTGATTAACCAAAACAATGATTTACCATTTGATTAAAGAAAGGATGATTTTATATGGCAGAATACAATAACAATGATGTAGCAATGGGATGGGATGACACCATTGAAAATGATAGTGAGTTTGTTCTTCTTCCTGAAGGTACATACGATTTTGAGATTTTAGGCTTTGAAAGAAAGAGATTTGAAGGTAGCACAAAGATGTCAGCTTGTCCTAAAGCTGAACTATCAATTAAGCTAACTTCAGAAGCAGGTTCTGCTACTGTTAAAGAAAACCTACTTCTTAACAAAAAAGTTGAGTGGAAACTGTGTCAGTTCTTTACTTCTATTGGTTTGAGAAAACATGGAGAACCTTTACGAATGAATTGGAGTGAAGTAACAGGCAGAAAAGGTAAGTGTAAGGTTAGTGTAAATAAATACACTAATGATAAAGGCGAAGAAAGAGAAATTAACAGAATCAAAGAATTCTTAGAACCTAACGAAACCCCACAACAAAACAGTCAGCCTAAAGCCTTTGTGCCGGGTCAGTTTTAATGGGTGAAATTAAGTTAAGACCATATCAGCAAGAGGCAAAAGAAAAAGTTTTTGAAAAGTGGAATAGTGGGGACAAGAAAACTCTTTTGGTTCTTCCTACCGGGTGTGGTAAAACAATAGTTTTTGCAAAGATTACAGAAGATTGTGTAAGACAAGGGGCAAGGGTTTTAATCCTTGCCCATAGAGGCGAACTGTTAGAACAAGCCTCTGACAAAATAGAAAAGGCTACCGGACTGAAAAGTGCAGTAGAAAAAGCTGAAAACTCCTGTATTAACAGTTGGTATAGAGTTGTTGTAGGTTCAGTCCAAACACTTATGAGAGATAAAAGGCTAAATCAATTTAGTTGTGATTACTTTGACACAATTATTATTGATGAAGCACATCATGTTATCTCTGATAGTTACAAAAAAATACTTGAACATTTTTCTGAGGCTAATGTACTTGGTGTTACTGCAACACCTGACAGAGGTGATATGAAAAATCTAGGACAAGTGTTTGATAGCCTAGCATATGAGTATACCCTTCCACAAGCTATTAAGGAAGGGTATTTAACTCCTATTAAGGCAGTAACAATACCACTTAAACTTGATTTATCAGGTGTATCAACACAAGCCGGTGACTTTAAAGCCAGTGATATTGATACTGCACTGGACCCATATTTGTATCAAATAGCAACAGAAATGAAGAAGTATTGTGCAAACAGAAAGACAGTAGTTTTTCTGCCACTTGTAAAGACTTCACAGAAGTTTAGAGATATTTTAAATACTCAGGGGTTTAATGCAGCTGAGGTTAATGGCAACAGTACAGATAGAGCAGAAGTATTAAGTGATTTTGAAAACGATAAATACAATGTTCTGTGTAATTCAATGCTTTTAACGGAAGGCTGGGATTGTCCATCAGTTGATTGCATTATTGTATTAAGACCAACAAAAGTAAGAGGTCTTTATTGTCAAATGGTTGGCAGAGGTACAAGACTATGTAAAGGTAAAGAAGATTTATTACTTCTTGATTTTCTGTGGCATACAGAAAGACACGAACTATGCAGACCTGCTCACTTAATTTGTACATCTGACGAAGTGGCAAAGAAAATGACTGAAAATTTAGCAGAAAATTCAGGTTGTCCTATTGACATTGAAGAGGCTGAAGAAAAGGCATCAGAAGATGTTGTTGAACAGAGAGAAAGAGCACTTGCAGAACAACTGCAAAAAATGAAAACAAGAAAAAGAAAACTTGTTGACCCTTTGCAATTTGAAATGTCAATTCAAGCAGAAGATTTATCTTCATATGTTCCGGCTTTTGGTTGGGAGATGGCACCACCTAGCAAAAAGCAAGTACAAGCACTTGAAAAACTAGGTATTTTTCCGGATGAAATTGATAATGCCGGTAAGGCTACAATGCTACTTGAAAGACTACAGAAACGCAAAGAAACAGGACTTACCACACCTAAACAGATAAGATGTTTAGAGCGTTATGGATTTCAGCATGTTGGTGAATGGCAATTTGAAAATGCAAAGAAGATGATAGATAGAATTGCTGCAAACGGTTGGCATGTACCTAGAAACATCAATCCGTCACAGTATAGAGAGGGTGAATAGCTATGAATAATAAGCTGAATTTAGTTGAATTAATTAAATATATTGACCCTTCAAGGCTAGACTATCAGGAATGGATTAATGTTGGTATGGCTCTTAAACAAGAAGGTTATTCTGAATATGATTGGGATAACTGGAGCAGTAGAGATAGTAGCAGATACCACAGTGGTGAATGTCATAAAAAATGGGCAACATTTAACGGAAATTCTTCACCGGTAACAGGTGGCACTATATATCAAATGGCTTGTGACTTTGGTTACAAGCCACCTGTTGGTGCACCTGATGAAGCTATGAACTGGGATGATGAAATCAGTAATGACCCATTAAAAGTTATAGACGGTGGTTTTGAAATTGAAGAATTAAAACTACCCAAGGAGTGGCACCCTAAAGAACAACTTATTAAATACCTTAGTGTATTGTTTGAGGCTGACGATAATGTGGGATATGTAACAGACTGTTGGCAAACTGCTGACGGTAAGAACTTACCTACAAAGGGTAATTACGATAGAACTGCAGGTCAGTTAATAGAAGAATTGTCAAAGTTGAAAGATGATGATATAGGTGCAGTATTTGGGGATTATAACAAAGATGTAGGTGCTTGGATAAGGTTTAATCCTTTAGACGGTAAAGGTGTTAAAAATGACAATGTAACCGACTACCGTTATGCACTTGTAGAATCTGATGAAATACCTATTGAAACTCAAAATACTATTATCAGAGAACTTGAATTGCCGGTAGCTTGTCTTGTACATACAGGTAATAAATCTATTCACGCTATTGTAAAGATAAATGCTACAAATTATGAAGAATACAGTAAGAGAGTAAATTATCTTTATAAAGTTTGTGACAAGAACGGCTTTATTACAGATAAGCAGAACAAAAACCCATCAAGACTAAGCAGAATGCCCGGTATTGAAAGAAAAGGTAAGAAACAATATTTACTTGATACCAACATAGGCAAAGAAAGTTGGGATGAATGGTATGAGTGGATAGAAAGTATTAATGATGATTTACCTGAACCGGAAAACCTAACAGATGTTTTTGATAACTTACCTGAACTATCACCACCACTAATTGATAATGTTCTCAGACAAGGTCACAAAATGCTTATAGCCGGACCATCTAAAGCCGGTAAGTCTTTTGCACTTATTGAACTTACTATTGCAATAGCTGAGGGAAAGAAGTGGCTAGGTTTTAATTGTACTAAAGGTAAAGTTATGTATGTTAATCTTGAACTTGATAAAGCAAGTTGTTTACATAGATTTGCTGATGTATATAAGAAACTAAATTGGCAACCTAATGCCATAAAGAATATTGATATATGGCATTTAAGAGGTAAAGCCTCACCAATGGATAAATTAGCACCTAAGCTAATCCGTAGAGCCTTAAAAAAGAACTATATAGCAGTTATTATTGACCCTATATACAAGGTCCTTACAGGTGATGAAAACAGTGCAGAACAGATGTCTAAGTTCTGTAATCAGTTTGACAAAATTTGTGCCGAACTGGGATGTGCAGTTATTTACTGTCACCATCATTCAAAAGGTAATCAAGGTACTAAGAAGTCTATGGACAGAGCCTCAGGCAGTGGTGTTTTTGCTCGTGACCCTGATGCCATGTTAGACCTTATAGAACTTGAAATTGACGATAATCTTATTAAGTATCAAGAGAACAAAGCTGAATGTGCTATTTACTATAAATATCTGAAAAGATTTGTTTCTAATATTGATGAGGAGGTTTCTCAGGATGATTTAGAAAGTTCCTACAATATGGAAAAGATAGCCGAAAATAAGCTAAGTAAGAATACTTTAGCTTTGGCTAGGGCTGAATTTCAAGAAGAAAGAAAGTCCATCAAAACTCGTTCAGCTTGGAGAATTGAAGGTACATTAAGAGAGTTCCCTAGGTTCTCACCAATCAACTGTTGGTTCAATTATCCTATACATCAGATTGATGATACAGGTGTTTTAAGTGATATTGACAGTAGTAGCCAAATGAATAGTAAAAACTCAAATTACAAGAAAAATTTTGGCAACAAAAAGAGTGCTGAAGAACGAAAGAATGAACGAAAAGAATCATTAGAAGTTGCCTTTAGTGCAGTTCAAGAAAATGGTCAAGCCAGTATTGAAGACCTTGCATCCTATATAGGTCAATCAGAAAAAACTATCAGAAGAAAGCTGAAAGAACATGGTGGTTTTTGGATTGATAACGGTAATACAGGGTTGAAAAATAATTCTAATTAAGAATTAAACTTAAAATTTATCAATATAGGGACAGGGACAAACTCGATTAATTTGTCTGTCCCTCATAGGGTCAAACTCGATAAAAATTGAATGTCCCTGAGAGGGACATTCTCGAATAACTTATCGACTTTGTCCGGGACAAAGACAAACTATATATATTATATATATATAAAAGGGGTTTTAAATTCCCCTTTTATATTAAGTAATAATATACACGAAAAAGCAGAAGTTTAAAAATAAACGATTTACGCAGAAAGGATATAAAATGAAGACTACTGAATTTTTTATGCCTATGGACCCACCAACAATTACACATCAAGAAAAGAAAATTAGTTATGTGAACGGTAAACCAATCTTCTATGAAGAACCAAGACTGAAAGAGGCTAGGTCAAAACTTGAAGCATATTTAAGCAAATATGTTCCAAAGGAAATGTTTGTTTCAGGTGTATCACTTGTTACAAAGTGGTGTTTCCCACTAAAGGGAAAACATAGTGATGGTGACTATCGTACAACAAAGCCTGATACAGATAACTTACAAAAGCTTTTGAAAGATGTAATGACTAAGTTAGGCTTTTGGAAAGATGATGCACTTGTTTGTTCTGAACTGGTAGAAAAGTTTTGGGCAGATATTCCCGGTATCTATATCAGGATAAAGGAGTTGCCTGTAAATGGACATTTCTCAAGTTAAGAAATATTTGAATAGGCAAGTAAGTTATAAGGGAAGTCTTTATAACTTGGTTGGTTGTATTATCAGACGAAGTACAAAAGAAAACAAGTTTATATATCAAGCTGAACTACAAGACAGTTTAGCTACAAATTCTTTAGTGGTATGTAAACTTGATGATGTTGAAATAAGGAGTAACAATAATGGAAATTAAGAGAGTATGTGCAGTATGTGGAAATGAGTTTACTGCAAGAAACCACAATGCAAAGTTTTGCAGTTATGAGTGTGTAAAGACACACAACAGAGTAAAGAACCAAAGGCTAAAGCAAGAACAAGCTAAAACACCAAAGCAGTCAAGAAAACATAACCTTAACCGTACTTTGTATAACTTACATAAGTACAACGAAGAAAACGGTACAAGGCTAAGCTACGGTCAGTATAGAGCTAAGCTAGAAAGTGGGGAGATTGCTATATGACAAGTGAAGATTTAAAGGTTGAAATTAAGGGTCGAGAAATAGTTATCAAAAAGCTTGATACTGCAATCAGAGCATTACAGAAAACTATCACAAGAATTAAAGCTAATCGTGAGGAACGCAAAAAGAAGGTGCTGGAATATGCATCAGAAGATGAATTGGCAGAGGCTTTTGGTTACGGAGATATTTCTGAAACTGAGTATTATACATTTCTTGATGCCTTGAGAGATGGTGTTGAAGTAATTGACAGAGAAACAAGTCCACAAGAAGTGGCATTTCATATTTTGATTAGTTGGAATTCTAGGATGATACGAGATTGTGCAGACCTAAAGTATGAAATGCAGAAACTAAAGGATGTGAAACAATGAACGCTAAAGAGTACCTTAATCGTGTAAGGTTTGCTGATAGGTTGATTAATGTTAAGGATAAGGAATTACATAGGTTAAGGTTAAGCATAACACAGATGAGTCCACAAACAAACGGTGACCGTGTTAAGTCCTCAAACACAACTGACTTTACACAAAAAGTTGACAAGATAGTGGATTTACAAAATGAAATCAGCAGTGAAATTGATGACCTTATTTGTATGAAGAATGATGTTAGAAGTAAAATCAATGGTCTTGATGATGCAATTTACATATTGGTTCTAACAGAATATTACCTTAATTGTGAAACCTTTGAGAAAACTGCCGAAACTATTGGTTGTTCTGATAGATGGATTAGAGCCTTGCATGGTAGAGCATTACAAGCCTTTAGAAAAAAATACAATATGGATTAGGTAGTTCCTATCAGTTCCTATTAATTCCTATTCTTAAGTGCTATAATGATATTATGGAAAACCGAAAGAGATAGATAAGATTGCAAGAATGATTTTCACTTCTACTATTCCTCTTATAAAAAATTCAGCATTGCCCACCTAAACACTTAGGTGGGTTTTGTTGTAGTGAAATTCATATATATAACCATCATATTTTATATATACTGACAATTTATTGCAAATTACAACATTTTTTGTTGAATAAGTGTATAATATAATATGAGGTGATTATTGAAATGAAAAAGGTAAGTCATAACATAAGAAAAAGATTAATAAAAGATACGAATATTCGATTATGTAAAAAGGACACTTATGTTAATATGAAATTAAAATTATGTAATTACATATATAGCAATATGAGTATTCAAGAAATAAAGAATGAAATAATTTATTTAGATTTATATAATTTTCGTGTCGATAAAATTTTATCACATATAAAAAGTATTATTGATGTAATTATGGCTGCGTTGATTGGGATTTCATCTATAATTATCGCCTGTGATAAAGATTTATTTGACATAATCACAAATGAATTACTCTGGTTTACAATATTTGTAGTATCAATTCTTTATATTTTAGATTTTGCGGATGATTTAAAACAGAAAAAATGTGATACCAACCAAAAATATTGTAAATTAAAATTAGAATGTTTAAACAAAGTCCTAAATGTTAAGCTTGAAGAACTTAATAATCCAAAACAAAAAACGGATTACAATCACAAGCATTTTAAGGTAAAAGTTTCGTCAATTAAATAAACTTCCAAAGGTTAAGCGCTGCTTAGCCTTTTTCTTTTGCATTTTAATAAAGAGAGGTGGTGGATTTGGCAAAGGGAAAATATCAAAAGTGGTTACTAAAAGAAAATTTATTATTGCTGGAGGGTTGGGCTAGAGATGGTTTAACTGATGAACAGATAGCGAAGAATATGGGCATTTCTGCAAAAACTTTGTGGGATTGGAAGAACAAGCATAGTAATATTTGTAATGCCTTAAAAAAGGGTAAAGAAGTTGTTGACTATGAAGTTGAAAATGCTTTGCTTTCATCAGCACTAGAGGGCAATACAACGGCTCAAATATTTTGGCTTAAAAACAGACGACCTGATAAGTGGAGAGATAAGCAGAAAGAAGAAACAGACACAACGGCACTTAATAAGCTGGATAATATTTTGAAAGAGATTAAAGATGATGCACTAAGGAGTACAAAGAATGGGTTACACAAATAAGCAAAAAGAATATATTGTAAATGCTACCCATAGATGGAACATAAAGAGTGGTGCAGTTCGTTCCGGTAAAAGTTTTGTTGATGTTACTTTTATTGTACCTATGAGAATTAGGGAGAGAATAGGCAAAGACGGACTTTGCTTTATTATCGGTGTATCTAAAGAAACTATTGAGAGAAATGTACTTCAGCCAATGAGAGAACGATATACTTCTGATGTTGTTGGAACAATCAACAGTCGCAACATTGCTAAAATCTGTGGTGAAGATGTTTATTGTTTAGGTGCTGAAAAGGTTAGTCAGGTTGCAAAAATTCAAGGTGCTTCAGCTAAATATATTTATGGTGATGAAGTAGCAAAGTGGAATGAAGATGTATTTGCTATGCTAAAGTCAAGACTTGATAAGCCTTATTCTTGTTTTGACGGTAGCCTTAATCCTGAACACCCTACTCACTGGCTAAAGCAGTTTATTGACAGTGATGCAGATATTTATTTGCAAGAGTATACAATCTTTGACAATTCCTTTTTGTCTAAAGAATTTGTACAAAACTTGTGTAATGAGTATGAAGGTACTATCTATTATGATAGATTGATTTTAGGCAAGTGGGTTCGTGCCGAAGGTGCTATTTATCGCAAATTTGCAGACAATCCAAAAGCGTATTATTGTAAGCTGGTAGAGAGAATAAACCCTGATTTACCATACAAACAGATACTAAAAAGCTCTTTACAAGAAGTAACTATTGGTATTGACTTTGGTGGTAATAAGTCAGGTCATGCGTTTGTTGCTACCGGTACAACTGATAATTACAGTGAGCTGGTGGCAATTAAAAGTATAAGGCACTTTGGAGAATATGATAGTAACGATTTAGACAGACTGGCTATAGAATTTGCACAGTCTGTTTTTGATATGGTAGGAAAAGTTGATTATGTTTATTGGGATAATGCCGAAACTGTTTTAGGTAGAGGTATAAAAAGAGCCTTTGAAAAGAAATTTCCTAATGTTATTGTTAGACCGGCTAGGAAAAAGCCTATACAAGACCGTATTCAATGTGCTTTGCGACTTATGGGAGCAGATAGGTTCTTTATTACTGATAGTTGTGGAAGCCTAAAAACGGCACTTACAGAGGCAGTATGGAACGATAAAAAGCTAAATGATGAAAGGCTTGATGACGGATCTACCGATATTGATAGTCTTGACGGTTTTGAGTACACCTTTGAAAGAAATATGAAAAGGTTTATAAAGGTGGGATAAAATGGGACTTATAAATTTTTTGAAAGGAGTGTGGAGCAGAGTGTTTCCAACAAAGCTAAGAAGTATTAAGAATGCACTTAATATTGATATTGCTTTAACTGATGAAATGTTAAAGTCTATTGATGTGTGGCAGAACAGTTATTCAGGCAGAGCCTTGTGGCTTGATGAATATCATGTTGTCAGTTTAAGACTTGAAAAGTCCATTGTAAGAGAATTTAGCAATGTTTCTTTGTCTGAAATGACTTCAAGTGTCAGTTACAAGCCACTTGATGAAATATACAAGAAAGCAATTAGAAACATTAACACACACTTTCAAAGAGGTTTAGCCACCGGTGCTATGATTATAAAGCCTTTAGGTGGCAGTAAAGTTCAGTTTGTTTCTGCCAATGCCTTTATACCTGTTGAATATGATACTGACGGAAGACTGATTAAAGTTATATTTCCTGAATTTAAAAAGCTAGGTAACAAGTTCTATACAAGACTTGAATATCACGACCTAGATAAAGACAAGGGACTGACAATTACTAATTCTGCCTATGTGTCTGACAGTGAAAGCACATTAGGCAATAAGATACCATTAAGCAGTATTGAAGAATGGGCAGACCTAGAAGAAAGTATCACATATCCCACAATGAATAAAACTGCTTTCGGCTATTATCGTAACCCTATTGACAATGATATTGACGGCTCTATGACTCCTATTTCTATATTTGATTCAGCGTTGCCAATTATTCAGAAAGCAGATATTCAGTTTGGTAGGCTTGATTGGGAGTTTGAAAGTGGAGAAAGAGCTATACACATTGATGAATCAGCACTAAAAGGTAATAGAGTAGCAAAGTTAAATAAAAGGTTATATCGTAGTGTTGACCTTGATGATAATGAGGGAATTCTACAGGACTATTCACCGACAATCAGACAAGTTGATATTAAAGCCGGACTTGAGGCATACAAAAGAGAAATTGAGTTTTCTGTTGGTCTTGCTTATGGTGACTTGTCCGATCCGGCAACAGTGGCAAAAACTGCAACGGAAATTAAGTCGGCTAAAGACAGAAAGTACAACACAGTCAATGCAATTCAAGAAAATTTAAAGGATTGTATGGAGGACCTTGTGTATGCTTTAGCTTTTTATAATTCAATGACTACAAGTGGTTACAAGTTTGTTTGTGATTTTAAGGATAGCATTAAGACAGATGAAGAAACAGAAAGAAATCACGATATACAGGACCTTAATCTAGGTATCTTAAGACCTGAGGAATACAGAGCAAAGTGGATGGGTGAAGACATTGACACAGCTTTACAGAACCTACCACAAAAAGCTGAGGTGATAGAATGAGTAATTCAATTATTATTACAACAATTATTTGTGTTACAGTTATTGTACTGGCTTTTATAGGTAAAGATTAATGCAAAGTACTGAAAAGAATATAGAGTCTGTTCCTCAGCCTATTATGAGCCTTTTTAATGACCTGGAACAAACTATTATGCTTGACATTATTAGACGGTTACAAGCTAATAATAAGGAGATTACAAGGTCAGCAGATTGGCAAATTAACAGACTTTATGAATTGGGAAAAAGTAAAGAAGAAATAAAGAGTTATATCAAGAACACCTTGAATCTATCTGATGAACAGATAGACAAGGTGTTTTCTAATGTTATAAGAAGTGGTTATGCAAGAGATATAAGCCTTTACGAAGCAGTTGGGAAAAGTTTCATACCATATGAAGATAACTTACAACTTCAACAACTTGTTACATCAATGATAACTCAGACTAAAGGAGAGCTAAAGAACATTACCGGTTCTTTAGGCTTTGCACTTAGAGAGCCTAACTCAACTAAGCTAACATATACACCACTTACAGACTACTACCAAAACACTCTTGACAAGGCAATAACTCAGATTGCAACAGGTGCATTTGATTACAATACTGTACTGAAAAATACAGTAAAAGAAATGACTAATTCAGGACTAAGGTACATTGACTATGATAGTGGTTACAGCAGTAGAGTATCGGTAGCAGTAAGGAGAGCAGTCCTTACAGGTTATAATCAGGTAGTGGCAAATATCAATGAGAGTAATGCAGAAAAACTTGAAACAAACTATTTTGAAACTACTTATCATAGTGGGGCAAGACCTACCCACCAACCTTGGCAAGGTAGAGTGTATAGCAAGGAAGAATTAGTTTCAGTTTGTGGACTGGGTACAGTAACAGGGCTTTGTGGTGCTAACTGTTATCACAACTATTATCCATTTATTAAGGGTGTATCGGAAAGGACTTATACAGATGAAGAACTAAACCGAATGAACCAAGAAGATAATGAGAAAAGAGAGTTCAGAGGTAAAAGCTACACAAAGTATGAGGCTCTGCAAAGACAAAGAAAACTTGAAACCATAATGAGAGCAGAAAGACAAGAAATAAAACTGCTTACAGAGGGTGGTGCCGGTGAAGATGACCTAATGGCAGCCAATGCACGGTACAACAAAACCTCAGACGAATATGCAAGACTTTCAAAGGCTATGAACCTACCACAACAAAGACAAAGAATAAATATTGACGGACTGGGAAACATAGGTGCTAAGCTAGATAAAAGTAATAAGGTGGCTAAGAGTAACGGTACAAAGACTATTGAAAATGGTGTACATAAACTTTCTGATTCCGGTGACAACACCAACTTTGAAAAAACTATACAAAACAGTAAATCAAATATTGAAAAAAGTAACGATAGTGGTATAATAGAATTTGAAAAAGGTGTAACTAAAGATGTTAAGAAAATCTTTAATACTGAATATGAGAATATGCAACAGAAGTTTGGAAACATATCTACCATATCTTCTGTTGGTGTTCTTAGAGATAGTAATTTGAGTACATATGGCTCATACAATGATAATTCAAGAGAATTAGTGTTAAGATTTGCTAATAAGAAAAGTTTTGTATCAGAACACACTAAAAAAGCAAAGAAAATGAACAAGTCCGGTGAATGGTCAACTGCACATTATTTACACGCTATAAGGCACGAAATAGGTCATGCAATTCAGCTTGAACATAAATTGAATGACCCATTGTGGAATGAAAAATTAAAAGCAATACAGGATATAATGCGTTCATTACCTGAATATGATAACAATAAATTTAAAGGTAAATATACCGTATCAAAATATGCTATGCAAGATATAAATGAATTTATATCTGAATGTATTGCAGAAAGTATGAATAAGAAGGCAAAATACACATCTAAGCAAGTTGCAAATATCATTAAGGGGGATAAATAATTATGACTGAGATATTTAATAAGTATATAAAATGGTCTCATTTGGATAATACTTGTCATAGACGGCTAAATAAAGATGCCCCGGAATACATTAAAGATGAAGTAAGAAAACTTGATGATGAGTATTATAAAAAAACAGGAAGGCATAAAATGATTGTTGATTATGATGATGAATAACGATTGTCTAGACTATTAGTTTTTATACTTTTTATGTTTCGTGACAAAATACTGCTACTTAAGCACTTTACATTTTGTAAGGTGCTTTTTTTATACCCAAAATTACAAATATTGACCGTTCCTAAGTCGTTAAACTAAGGATAGAAAGAGGTGCTACCTCGTTAAAAAGCGTATCGAAAGGAGCTATTATGCAAAGAAAATTTTTAGAAGATTTAGGACTTGATAAGGATAATATTGATAAGGTTCTGAATCAGTACAACCAAGATTTAGAAAAGGCTAAACAACCACTTATTGTGGAAAGAGATAGCCTAAAGGATCAGCTAGAGACTGCACAAGATGCACTAAAAGAATTTGATGGGGTTGATGTTAAGGACTTACAAGGTAAAATTGATAGTCTTAACACAGAACTTGCAAACAAGGACAAAGAGTACAAGGATAAAATTTCAGATATGGAGTTTACTTCTGTACTTGATACGGCTTTATCAAAAAGTGGTGCAAAGAACAGTAAAGCTGTTAAGGCTTTGCTTGACCTTGACAACCTTAAAACATCAAAAAATCAAGCAGAAGATATTGAAAAGGCTATCAAGGATGTAAAGACAGAAAATGACTACATGTTCAAGTCAGATGAGCCTTTCAAAAATCCGGTAAAGAACACCGGTAACACAAATATTAAACCTGAATCAATGTCAGCCATTAGGTCTGCTATGGGTTTAGGTGAACCAAAAGAAAATAATTAATTAAGAAAAGAGGTTTTATTTTATGGCAAATACTATTGAATTAGCAAAATCCTATGTGCCACTTCTTGATGAAGTGTATAAGAATTCTGCACTCACTTCTGAGCTGGACGGTGCATCAGAACTAGCACAAGCCGGTGCTAATGCTAACGAACTGATTATTCCAATGATTGAAATGGACGGTCTTGCTAACTATGACCGTAACAGTGGTTATATTAACGGTGATGTAACTATTAAGAATCAGACAGTAGCTTGTAACTACGATAGAGGCAGAAAGTTTACGGTTGACAGTATGGATAATATTGAAACTGCCGGTATTGCATTTGGCAGACTTGCAGGTGAGTTTATCCGTACTAAGGAAGTACCTGAACTTGATGCATTTAGATTTTCTACATACTCAGGTATCAAGGGTATTTCTTCTGCATATGGTAGCCTTTCTACAGGTGACAGTATTATCAAGGCCCTTCGTACTGCTACTGCAAAGATGGATGATGACGAAGTACCTACAGATAACAGAATTCTGTACATTCGTTCAGACCTTTACGGTGTAATTGATGATATGGATACAACAAAGTCAAGAAAAGTGCTTGAAAGATTTTCTAAGATTGTTCCTGTACCATCATCAAGATTTATGACTAACATTACACTAAATGACGGTAAGACCAGTGGTCAGGAAAAAGGTGGTTATGCTAAGTCAGCAAAATCTGTTGACATTAACTTTGAGATTATCCATAAGTCAGCAGTAATCCAGTACACCAAGCACAAAGTACCTAAGATTATTGACCCTAACGCAAACCCTGATGCAGACGCATGGACTTTTGGTTATCGTAATGTTGGTATTGCTAGGGTGTATCAGAACAAAGTAGCAGGTATCTACTGTCACACAGCAACACAGAACACAGCTACTCAGTCAGTAGAAAATGAAGTAAAGTCAGTATCTGAATAAGAGGTAAAGCAGTATGATGATTTATGCAAATATGGATTTTTATAAAAATAAATATCAAGGTGCAGTCATTAATACTGCTAACCCTTATGTTTATTTCCGTAAAGCAACTAACTATATTAGGCACTATACTTGTGACAACATTGATGAGGGCGATATACCTGAACAAGTAAAAATGTGTTGTTGTGAAGTGGCTGAACTGCTTTATCATGCAGAACAAAATAGTAGTAACTATGTAACCTCTGACAAGACAGGTGATATGTCAGTTACATATGAAAGTACAGAAAGCCAAAGACAGGTTTTGTCAAAGAAAATTAAGTCTGTAATTTATATGTGGCTAAGTGGTACAGGCTTACTGTACAGAGGTGTAAAGTGATTACTAATTTTAAATGTACAATATATCATTTTAATGGGGTGGGGTACAGTAAGTTTTATGTACCCCATTGTCATTGGCAAGAGAACAAGGCAAGTAATGTTATGAAAAGTGGTTTACAGAATGCTGACAGTGTAACTGTATATATACCACTTGATAGCCTTGTAATTACTCCTAGCAGTAGCTTGTTACCGGCTAATGATGTTTTCCCAGGAATGAAGATTGTGCCTAAGAAACCCTCACAAGACCTTATTGTAAAAGGTTATTGTGACTTTGAATTTAATAATACCGACCAAAAGACAGTATCGGAAAGTATGAAGGAGTTTAACAAGTCTTTTAGTTACAACACTATTATGTCAATAGACATCAAGGACTATGGTGCTAAAAGGTTACAACACATCAAGATTAGTGGAAAGTAGGTGAATGTATGATTATTAGTCAGCCACAAGATAGCACAATTAACACACCTAACGGAAGTCTGAATTTTAAGTGGCATAGTGACTTTGGTTCTTTAACTGAAAAGGAATTTCAAAAGGCACAAAGGTTTGTTGACAATGAAGTTATAAGGCAGATGATACCATACACACCTATGGATACAGGCTTTCTGTTTAAGTCTGCCACAGTAGGTACAGTTATTGGTAGTGGTAAGGTTGTACAGTTAGGACCTTATGCAAGGTATTTATACTATGGTGTTGTTTATGGTCCTAATATTCCACTATACAAGAATGGTGAATTGGTAGGCTTTTACAGTCCACCAAAGAAATACCCTACCGGTAGAGAGTTAAAGTATTCAACTGCTAAACACCCTTTAGCAGGGAAGATGTGGTTTGAACGAATGAAAAAGGATAAGAAAGATGTTATCCTGAACGGTACTGCAAAAATTTTAGGTGGTAATGGGAAATGAACATAATTGGATTAGTAAAGTCAGCTTTGCAGAGTTTTCCACAGATTAAAGAAGTGTGTAATGAAATATCCATTGACTTTACAGATGACACAATTGATAGTTACGGATTATCTTCAACCGGTGATACATTGCTAAAGGAAGATATTTTAGGTAATCAGACAAGGCAACATAACTTTATTTTATACGCAGTGTATCAGTCCGTTAATGACTATGACAGAATGGTAAATACAGGTGCTTTACTCTCACTTCAAATGTACCTTGAACATTTTGCAGATAATCAAGAAGTTACTGTCAAGGTAGGTGACAAAGAGTATATAGGCACTCTAACAAAGTTAACTTGTTCAAATGGTATGATTTACGAAATACCAAATGGCAATATGAATAACGGTGTGATATATCAGTTGCAGATTATATCACAATACAAAATTGATTTTTAATGAAAGAAGGTAATATTATGGCAGAAACAAAAGCAGTAAGTGGTACACCCGGCAAGTATTCAGGTAAGCTAAAAAGAAGTTACTTAATGCACTACATTGACGCTAGTTTTGGTAGTCAGACACCTAGTTGGTTTCTAATCGGTAGAGATATTGAGGAACTATCAATGGAACTAAATCCGGAGGCAGACTCAAAGAATATTCTTGACCAAACTATTGATAATGGTTACGCACCAACTCTAGGTGTAGAAACATACTATGCAAACACAGAAGATGAAATCTTTGACAAGCTAAAAGACATTGCTATGAATAGACTTACAGGAGAAAATTGCAGAACAAAAATTCTTGAAGTACTTATTGATAACAATGCTACTATTGATGCATCAGGTGCAGTTACAGGTGCTAGTGCTTGGGTAGAGGATTGTTTTGTAAAGCCACAGTCTTACGGTGGTGCAGGTGGTAACAATAGTGGTGTAAATATTCCTTACAATGTTTCGCTTGAAGGTAATCGTCAGAAAGGTACTGTTGCTATTACTAACAAAGTACCAACATTTACAGCAGTATAGGAGAAGTCTAATGAACAATTTAAGTTTTGATGTTGGATATAAAGAATATTCTATTAACGGTGATGAAAGTAGAATTTTGCGTATTAAAATGACCGATTATGCGATTTTTGATAGATTCACAAAAGGAATGAAACAAATTGATAAGATTGCAAAAGAATATGAAAATTCTACTGCAAATACATTTGATGAGGCTAATAATCTTTTCGTAAGTGTAGATAGAAAAATCAGAAAACAAATAGATTTCATTTTTGATGGTGATGTTTCTGATATTATATTTGGTAATACTAACTGTATCAGCATTGCCGGCGGTAAGCCTGTTTTTCAGAATTTTTTAGAGGCAATTCTTCCTTCTATAAAAAAAGATATTGGGGTAGAACAACAAGAAATCGCTGAAAAGGTACATAAGTACACATCTAAAGTAAAATGATTGGTGAACTTCCTAAAAGCCTTGAAATTGACAATGCAACATATGAAATTAATTCAGATTTCCGTGTTGCATTGTTAATATTTCAAGCATTCAATGACCCTGAACTAGACCAATATTGTAAGGCTTTAGTATGTCTGAAGTGTTTGTATAAAGAAGTACCGGCTAATACAGAACAAGCTATTAAAAAAGCAATGTGGTTTCTTGATGGTGGAGATATTCCAAAATCTCAAAATCAAAGAAAAATACTTGATTGGGAACAAGATGAAAGTATAATCTTTCCGGCTATTAATAAAGTAGCCGGTTACGAAACAAGAGAAGTTAAGTACCTTCATTGGTGGACTTTTCTAGGTCTATTTAATGAAATTGGAGATGGCTTGTTTTCACAGGTAATGAACATTAGAGGTAAGAAGTCTAAAGGAAAGAAACTTGAAAAGTGGGAGAGAGAATTTTACAGTACCCACAAAGAGTTAATAGACCTAAAGAGAAAAGCTACTTCACAAGATGAACAACAGGAATTGGATTTTATTAATAGTATATTTTGAATATTTATAAAAAATATGTTGACTTTCACCGAATTATGATTTAAAATGTAATAAAATTATAAAAATGAGGTGAAATTTCACAATGAATAATTTAATGAAAAATTCTCAAAAACATAATGGGACTAAGAAACCGTTTTATAAGAAGTGGTGGTTCTGGGTTATTGTTGTAGTTATCGTTATTTCTATCGGAGCCGGTTCTGCCCGTAATGGAAATAGCAGTAAAGATACTGATAATAAAGAAACAACAACGGTTAGTACCAGTGCAGTAGAAACTACAACAGTGCAACCAACAACAAAGGCAAAAAAGAAAGTATCAGCTAAAGCTTACAAAAATAATTGTAAGACACTTTCTTTCAAAGATTTGTCCAGAAATCCTGACAAACATAAAGGTGAGAAACTAAAATATACAGGTAAGGTTATTCAGGTACAAGAAGATGAACACTGGCTTGATGACAATACTACTGTTGATTTAAGAATTAATGTTACTAAAGACGAATATGGTCTTTGGGATGATACTATTTTTGCAACTGTTGAATTACCAAAGAATGCAGATAGAATTCTTGAAGATGATATAATCACCATTTGGGGTGAATGTGACGGTAAGTATTCTTACACATCAGTCCTTGGTTCTGATGTTACATTGCCAAAGATTAATATTGAGTATTACAGTGTAAAATCAAAATAAAAACTAGCCACTCTGTGCGATAGAGTGGCTTTTTTTATGCGTACATCAAGTGGTGTACGCATTTTTTATATCCATTTTTAGGAAGGAGGGGTTGTATGGCAAGTGATGGTTCTCTTATATTTAATACACAAATTGATAAAAGTGGTTTTAATAAAGGTACTCGGACAATATCTAATGGATTAGGAACTTTAAAATCTTCCTTTGTAAAACTAGGAACAACAGTGGCTGCTGTATTTAGTATTAGCAAACTTATATCTTTTAGTAAAATAGCACTTAATACAGCATCTGACTTAACGGAAGTACAAAATGTTGTTGATACTGCGTTTGGGTCAATGAGCAATAAAATGGAGACTTTTGCCAATAAGGCAGTTAATAGTTTTGGTATTTCAAAATTAACTGCAAAACAAACCGGTTCAACTTTTATGGCAATGGCTAGAGGTATGGGTTTAGCCGAGAAGAATGCAAGTGATATGTCTATTGCTTTAACGGGTTTATCTGCTGATATGGCATCATTTTATAATGTTGACCAAGAAATATCTAGTACTGCCCTTAAATCCATCTTTACAGGTGAAACAGAAACATTAAAACAGTTTGGTATTGTAATGACTGATGCAAACTTACAGGCTTTTGCATTATCACAAGGTATAACAAAATCTACTTCAGCAATGACACAAGCTGAAAAAGTACAGCTGCGTTATAATTTTGTAATGCAACAAACACAATTAGCGCAGGGTGACTTCGCTAAAACACAAGGAAGTTGGGCAAATCAAACTCGTATTTTGTCAGAAAGATGGAAAGAACTGGCTGGGACAATAGGAACAGTACTAATTAATATACTTCTTCCGGCAGTAAAAACTATAAACGATGCATTATCAAGTTTAATAGCTTTTGCAGATAAAGCAGTAAAAAGATTATCTAAAATGTTTGGATGGAGTGAGGATACATCTAATTCAACATCTAATATTAGCAAAAATGCACAATCAAGTGCAGATAATATAGATAAATCTACTAAAGCTCAAAAGTCATTGACTAAAGCCGTAAACAATACAACTAAAGCAAATAAAAAGAATAATAAAGAATTAAAAAATGGTATTGCAAATTATGACCAACTAAATATTCTATCCCAAAATACAAGTTCTAATAGTGCTAAAAGTGATAATGCTAATGGTAATTTAGTTCCAATGAATACCACCAAATATCCTAATGCGGGAAGTGGAATTGGGAAATCTGTTGGCAAAGGTATTTCAGATAGCTTAACTAATGCTTTAAAAGATTTGTACAAAAAATGTGGATTTGATACCTTTTTAAATAACATTCAAAAAGGTATTAATTCTGTTGATTGGTCGGCTATTGGAAATAATTGCAAAAATATTTTTAAAAAATCAATACCAATAGCCAAAGCTTACTTAGAACAAGTACAAAATGTCAGCAAGGCAGCTTTAGGAGCAGTTGGTTCATTTGTTGGTGGTATAGTTCAGGTGGGAGGTAAGCAATTACAGACCCTAACAGGTGGTATTAGTAAGTGGCTTACAAAGGATCAAGAAAAAATAATAGGATTTATCAACACTATTGGTACGCACCTCTCAAATGGGTTTGATAATTTATCAACTTTCTTTGACGGAGCATTTGGCCTACTGGGTGATAGCATTGATAGGGTTAGACCAACTATGGAAAATGCAATATCTAATTTGCTATCAGGTATTACAGATTTAGCTGGTGGAGTTGGTACAATAGTATCTGATAGTTTTGAAATTGCAACAGGAAAATTAGTTGAATGGGTTGAACAGGATAGTGAAACTATTGGGACATTTTTTGATAATATTCAATTGCAGATTGCTGATGTTTTATCTTTAGTGGGTACTGTTTTTAGTGACATAGGTACCTTCTTATCCGAATGGTGGGAAAGTGACGGCTCATCTGTGTTTAGTAACATATGCGATATGTTTACAAATATTGGTACTACTCTTATGAATGTTTATAACGAATGGATTAAACCGGCATGGGACGCTATTGTTGATGTTTTTAAATCAGCCTGGGATAATTACTTAAAACCAATCTTCGAAAAGGCAGTCTCATTTTTCGGAAAGTTAGGGGATTGTATTTCAGCAATTTGGAATAACTTTTTATCACCTATTGTTAATTTTCTTGTTAAAACTTTTGGACCTGTTTTTACAAATATCTTTAAGGCCATTGGTGGTGTGTTTAACACAGTATTCACTGTAATTGGTGATGTTGTCGGTGGTATTTTAGATGCTCTTGGGGGGTTGCTTGACTTTATTACAGGTATTTTTACTGGAGATTGGAAAAAGGCTTGGAACGGTATCAAAGACTTTTTTAAAGGAATTTGGGATGGCATTTGGGGCATAATCAAGGGTGTTATCAATTTAATTATTGATGGTATTAATATGCTTTGGACTGGTATTTATAATGCAGTGTCGGCTATCGTTAATGCAGTTGGTGGAATAGCCGGTGCTATCGGTGATGTGTTTGGGCAAGATTGGAATTTTTCCATGCCTGAAAAAGTTCCGTTAATTCCTAAGTTAGCTACCGGTACTGTTGTTCCGGCATCTCACGGTGAATTTTTAGCAATGCTTGGTGATAACAAAAGAGAAACTGAGGTTGTTTCCCCATTATCAACAATGAAACAAGCATTTTTAGAGGCTATGGCTGAGGGTAACTTTGGTGGTAATGATAAGGATATTAACCTTACCATTAATCTTGATGGTGAAGTTATATTCAAAGGAATGGTTAATAAGGACAGTGACTACCGTAAAAGGTTCGGCAAGTCTGCATTTGCATAGGTAGGTGATTTTATGGCTAATTTTGATTTTGATAAATTTAACGGTACTCTAATTTATATTGGTAAAGTAGTAAACGCAAGTGAAGTTGATTATACACCATTCCCACACGACCTGATGGCTAAGGAATCATATCAATCAACACCACTACAAAGAACTGAACTAAAAGCCTATAGAGATACCAAGAATAAGTTACATAGAGTTACCTCACCAAACTATAAGTCTAAAATAGTGTTTCAGACAATACCACTCCACCTAAAACAACTAAAGTCAATCAGGAAAACACTTAACAATGCTTTTATTCACAAGCAACAAAGAAAGCTATATGTAATGTATTGGGATGAAGAATTAATGAAGTATCGTAAGATGGTTTGTTATATGCCTGATATTACATACACAACAAAAGTTATTAAGGGTACAGATATAGAGTACAAGGCTCTTGAACTTACCTTTATTGAGTATTGAGGTGATGTAATGATTACAGTAGATAGCAAAATCAAGGACCATATTATTAATGACCTTGTGGAAAATACAGTTGAAATTCTTTTTCCTAATAACTCAGATATAGCAACAATCACAATGGATAATATTGTTGAAGAAAGTATGACCCTCAAACAGTCAATATGCAGTGAAAGTACATTGAAGTTTGGGGGTTGCATAGCCTCTGAGTTCAATATTTCAGTTTGTGATACTGAGGATAGAATTTTCAGTAATAAATTAAAAGGCAAATGGATATATGTTAGACTAACTCAAAGTTATCTAGGTGACTATATCTATCCGTCAAGTACTCTGTACCCATCAGCTAAAATCTATCCCGGTAGGCAAGTACAAGAAAGAACATGGGATTTGTTCTGTGGCTATGTTGATAAATTTCAGCGTGATGGAGATGATAAACACATTTATAAACTTACTGCATATGACTATATGGCAAAGCTGAACCAAAAGGATGGAACAAAAAGTTTATTCGAGGAATGGCAGAATGCTACATTCAGACCACTAGGAACTGTAATGTCTGACTTTATTAACTTAACTTATCATCCATCAGTAAGTGAAACATCAGGTATTTTAACAAACACTTTTAGTACCAATGGAGTTAATTACAAAATATATAATTTTAAAACTAGGAATGGTCATTGGTTATTGGATAAGAACAATCTAGTAACATCCGGTAGCGTACTAAGGGATTGTTGTGAAATGATAGGTGTATTTGGTTTTATATCTCCTTTTTCTGATGCATTAGAGAAGAAAGGCGATACTGTAAAAGGCAATTTTGGGTTGGTTTATATATCACCTACAGACTCACCTGAAGTATATGACTTTTATGAGGATTTAAGCTATGAGGATTACATAGTAAAGGGCTATACTGATTTTAAATGGAAGTATGGTGGAAATCTTGACGGAAAGACAACCGAAAAAGAAACTACATTTAGACCGGGCAATACGGAAATACCGGACAATGAAACAAAAGTATATGACTTAACGAAAAATGTAATTTGCTGGCAGAATGAAGATATGAATACATCTAATTGGCATATACTTAATGACTTGTACAATTACAAGAATAATAAAGGTGACCCTAGTGACATTACAAAAAGGTTCTATAACTGTAGTTACACCCCATTTACTGCCACAACAGATGGCAGACCTTGGGTACAGGTTGGGGACAATGTACAGTTTAATGTGTATGAAACTGATGTAAACGGTGCTCCATTATACGAAAACGGTAAACAGAAAATGACAGTAGTTAGCAGTGTAATCCTGTCAAGAACCCTTAGTGGTATACAAGCCTTGACAGATACATTAGAGGCGAAAGGAGAATTATAATGAGCTATAAAAAAGTAGGTTGGGAAGATAGCCCATCATCAAACACACCAATTTTATCGGTAAGTTTGAATCAGATGGATGACGGTATTGAAAAAGCAAACAAAGGCATAGTCTTTAGCTACTCTGCAACCTTCACTTCTGATGGTGTGCTAAAGAACACAACATCAACGGAAGCATTAGGTGCAGGAAGTTTTGCGACAAATCAGACAGATATTGTAACAGCATTTGTTGCAGATAATGTTACAAAAATTAATAATGGTGCTTTTAGTGGATGTACCTCACTAAAGACAATTTATATTGATAACACAGTTGGAAATGTTCAAATTGTAAGTGGTGCAGTACCTGACGGTGTTAGTATTGTTTACTCAAATGATGATAACTTCATCAATGTAAATGAACTATTAGCAAGTGCTATTAAGTCGCTGAAGAAACAAGTAAATGCAGATAAGTCTGATTGGGAGAACAGAGCAACAAGTATTGAAGCTCAGCACAAAACAGATGTACAAACTTTAAACGCTAATATTAATCAGGTTGCTGACAATTTACAGATTGTCAAAGAAACAGCACAACGAGAAATTGCAACAACTAATACGAATGTAAATGGCAAGGAAAGCCTATCTAATAAGGTTGATGTGATTACACACCCTAGCACAACTGCTTATCCTAGCGTAAAAGGTGTGTGGGATTTTGTTGAAACAAAGTCAGAACAACCACGTGCAGACATTGCACAGAACAAAGCTGATATTGTTGTATTGAAAGTAGATAAAGTTGATAATACAGACTTTAATGCATACAAGACAAGCAATGATACAGCAGTAAAGAAGAATGCTACGAATATTGCCCAACTAGACAAAAGCAAAGCAAATCTAGTGCAAAGTTATAATCTTTTTGATTGGTCTATTTTAAATGGTATAACTGCCAACGGATTAACTGCAACGGCAACAGATGATGGAGGGTATCATATCACAGGTACACCAACAAAACAATATGTAAGCTTGTTAGTCAAAGCAATATCATTAGATGATGGAGAGTATTACATCACTAGCGGTAAGACTACTAATAGACAAAGCAACTGTTATAGCCAAATCACATTAATTGACAAAGATAAAAAAGAAACTTACTATTCTGAAAAGTCATTTACGGTAAGCAACGAAAATCTGAGTGAAATTGTACTGTCAGTCCAAACTGGTACACTTCTTAACTATATTGATGTAGTCTTACACCCTTGCTTATGCAAAGCTAAATATAAAGATAATATGCCTCTATCCTACAATATCGAAAGAAGTACATTAGAGTTAGCAAATCAATTACAGCCTTATATTTGTAATACTATGTCTAATTCGCAAATTAAAGTTACAACAGACAAGTCAACTAGCGTTGTGCTTAATGACAGTAGTGATTGTAATATTGTTGGTTTAACTTTGTACGGTAAATCTACACAAAGTGCAGTACCATCACCAACAAATCCTGTTGATATTAATAGTGTTGAAAATCCAAGTATTACATTTAGTAATAAAAAAAGTTCTCAAAACTTGCAATTAAACTATATATTAAGAGGTGTAGACAATACTTGTGATGTGTTGACAATTAATAGTGACGGCACAGGCTTTATCACAGAAAAATTACAGCAGTTAGTTTTGCTGAGTAGTGATTTTGATAATCTGAAAGAAAATCCAAGTGGCACAAACACCCATAGATGTACATTAACATTATCAAATTCAACGCAATGGGCTAATAGTTCTGTTAAATATGCACCACTTTGTAATGTACTTCAATTCTTTGCTTTTGCCGGTACAGAAAAATATCCTTGTTTTGATATAAGAACAAATACATTGTATGTTGACTTAGGTTTATCACTTAACGATACAAAAGCAACACTAAAGAATTGTGCTGATGAAAATAACGGTATTGTTTTAGTTGGGGTAAAGCAAACACCGACAGTTATAAATTTAACTAATGAACAAATTAATGGATTTTTGAATTTACATATGTATTATCCAAGCACAACTGTTGTATCAGACTGCGACAGTCAGCTAACTTATATTGCTGATACAAAGAATTACATTGACAACAAGTTTAATGAGTTAGCAACGGCTCTTGTTGCACACGAAAGTGAGGTGATGTAATAATGTTTAGCTTACATGATTTTGTTTTTAAGACTTTAGAAACAATGAAGAACAGACTTGATGAGTACCAAGTCAGAGCATACGCACTAAGCTGGTATAGTAAGTCAGTCTTGACAGATGAAGATATGCTGACTATCGACAGTTGGTACACAGTTGAAGAAACTGAAACAACTAACGAAGATACAGAGAACTCAAACAGTGACTTTGAAGATGTCACAACAGATAAGGAGAATTAAGATGAAAGAATGGATTTGTACTGCTATTGGTGCAGTAGGTGGACTTTTTGCATGGTTGTTCGGTGGTTGGGATACTGCTCTGGTAACACTATGTTTATTTATGGCTATTGACTATGTGTCAGGTCTTGTTGTTGCAGGTATATTCCACAATAGCAAGAAAACATCATCAGGTGCATTAGAAAGTAAAGCCGGTTGGAAAGGCTTGTGTAAAAAGGGCATGACCCTATTATTTGTGCTAATTGCGTATAGGCTTGATTTAGCAATTGGCACTAGTTATATAAGAGATGCAGTAATCATAGGCTTTATGGCTAATGAACTAATCTCTATCGTAGAAAATGCCGGTTTAATGGGTTTACCATTACCGGCTATTATTAATAAGGCTATTGATGTATTACAGAACAAAGGAAAGGATGATAACTAATGTCAACAAAGATTGTAGATGTAAGCAGATGGAACAACACTGTTGATTACAAAGCATTAAAGAAGAAAGGTATTACCGGTGTAGTAATTCAATGTGGTTATGGTATGGTGTCTAGTCAGAAAGACCCATACTTTGAAAGCAACTATAAAAAGGCAAGGGCAAATAAGATGCTTGTAGGTGTTTACCATTACAGTTATGCAAAATCTGTTGCAGAGGCTAAGAAAGAGGCAAAAGTCTGTCTAGGTTGGCTAAAGGGTAGAAGTCTAGATATGCCTATCTACATTGATATGGAAGAGGAAAACCTAACATATCTAGGTAAGTCAACTCTAACAAAAATCGCAAAAGAATTCTGCAAAACAATCGAAAAAGCCGGATATAAAGCCGGTGTATATGCTAATGCAAATTGGTTCAAAAATAATCTGAATTATAGTTCGCTAAAGAAAAATTACAGTATTTGGTTAGCACAGTACTCTAGTACTAAAGATTATGATTGTGACATTTGGCAGTACACAAGTAAGTATATTGTTAATGGCAATACTTTTGATTGCAATATCTGCTATAAGTCATTTGGTAAGACTATGATTACCACAAAACTAAAATGCCCTGTTTATAACAAGCACTTTATTGATAAAGTAGGTAATGCTAGTCGTGTTCTATTTACTGTGCCAAAGGGTACTAAAGTACAATGGCTAAAGGATATGGGAGACGGCTGGAGTCAGGTTCGCTATAATGGCAAAACCGGCTATATGGTCAACACAAGACTTAATAAGTCAGGTATATCTAAGTATAAAACTATTGTAGTAGGCAAAGGTTCTACATACAAAAGAGTTGTCAAGGGTAAGATTAAATATACAAAACAACTTGATAAGGACAGAGAATTTAGAATTATCTGTTATATTACAGAGGGCAAGTACAAGGGTTACTATTATATGTACCGTAACCTTAAGTATTATCTAGTTAGATAATTCAATTAAGGAATTAACAATTATAATTAATTTTTCATGCAAGATACCCCACAACAGTGTCAGAACTGTTGTGGGGTTGTTTTACTTTTGTGGAGCTTTTTTAAAATATTTTTGAGTCATATTTGAGTCATATTTCTATAAAATATGACTTATTTTTATTAAAAATATTAAACTTTAAATAAAGATATTTTTACCTTAATAATCGCATACCTAAGCCATTTTTCGAGGCTATCCCATAAAATCTATGTTACCTAGAATTTGCCCTAAGTCGGGTTCGAATCTCCAACCCTTCGCCATAAAAAGCCCATTCTAATGGGCTTTTTATTTTAACTTTAAATTTAGGAATTATGCGTAATGGAAAAATCTGAAAATAATAAATTAAAAGATGTAGAGAGCAATATTCATAATATGAATAGATGTAAATTTGGAATTCTTGATACTACAAATATTGATGATATTGAAGTAATGGAAAAATTGCTAGAAGAAAAGTATATTGAAGAAAAATAAAAGAAGATTATTAGAATTCAAATTAGTCAAATGTTTTGCAAAAAATTAAGTCCTAAGATGATTATTCATCTTAGGACTTTTAGTGTTACATATTACTTTTTCTTCTTTTTCTTAATGTGAACTTCCGGAACTGCTACATCATATAGCACAGGTTCATCATCATCCTCTTCTACAATATCATTTTGCTTTACTTTTCCTGTGTGAACTTCAGGTACTGCTAAATTTTCTGAATTGAAACTATACTTGTCTTTTGCCTTGTCCTTGTCCTTCATAAAACATTACCTCCAAATTATCACAATAAATTAATAAAGAATGTTATTGTTAAGCTGTTTAAGAAATCAGCAAACAAACTACCTACAATAGGAATAATCAAATATGCCTTAACTGATGGTGCATATTTATCACAAATAGCTTGCATATTAGCCATAGCATTAGGCGTAGCACCCATACCAAAACCACAAGTACCTGCTGCAATTACTGCAGCATCATAATCTCTACCCATAATGTTATATATAACATAGTAGGCAAATAAGAACATAAGAACTGCTTGGCCGGCTAGTAGAATAACAAGTGGTAAAGCTAGGTCAGCTAGTTGCCATAATTTAAGAGTAATCATTGCTATACCTAAGAATAGAGATAGACAAATACCACCAAGGTCATTTATTTCACCCATATGAATAGTAATTTTACCTGTGTATTCACCTATGTTTCTCATAATAGCAGCAACAATCATTGCACCAATATAAATAGGGAATGTCATTCCTGTAAGTGAAAGTAGCTCTGATACTATTGTACCAATTCCTACTGCAATAATCAACTGAAAAACTGCAGGAGCATACATAGAAAAATGTCTTTCATGCTTTTCTTCTTCTTTCACTAGGAAACTGTCATCCTCAGCTTTTATAGTATCTAGTAGATTATGCTTTTTAATAAGTCTGTTACCAATAGGACCACCCATTAGTGAACCGGCAATCAAACCGAATGTTGCAGCGGCAGTACATACTGTTGTAGCACCTGAAACACCAAAGTCCTCTAGTACAGGGCCAAATGCACCGGCAGTACCATGACCACCAATCATAGGAATAGAACCTGTTGTCATACCTGTTAAGGAGTCAAGTCCCAGTACATTTGCAAGTCCGATTGATGCAAAGTTCTGTCCAATCATAAGCACAACAACAAGTACAAGGAACACTATAAGTGCCTTACCACCACTCTTGAGGACTTTTAAGTTGGCTTGGAAACCTACCGAAGTAAAGAACAGAACCATACAGACTTCTTTTAATGTGTCATCAAAGTCAATTACTGCAATTCCTGTTGCGTACAATATTAATGTAAATATTGCAAATAGCAAACCACCAATAACAGGTGAAGGAATACAGAACCTTTGTAAAAATGAAATTTTCTTTTTTAAGAAATTACCTATCATCAGAACAACTACAGCAACTGCAACTGTTTGATACATATCTAGTGTAATATCCAA